GTGCCGCCTTTTTCGGTTTCAGATTCATGCTGTCAAGCTTATGTGCAATATTTGTAAAACCGATACCCCCAGGAGTGTAAGCATAGAGCTCATGGATTAGCTTCACCACGTTGGCTTCCTCCGGGACGATTTCCAGAGTGTGGCAGTTGACACCATCTTTTTTAATCACTATCTTACGGTAGCCGTAAGGATCTACGGAGCCGATATAATGTCCTTTGGCAGCAGAGGATTCCCGACCACGCCGCAAGATACGTTTAGTGTATTCCAGATAATCATTACCTCGGGTGATCTCCATCTCAAAAAATTTGCGTTCATATTCTTCCTGGAGGTTAAATGAGTGCGTGAGGGTGAGAACCATGGTATTTGTGTAACGCAGGATATTAATAAGCCGGCCGCAATCTTCCAGATCGCCACGGGAAAGACGCTGTGGCTCTACGATGAGAACAGCTTTTATCTGTGGAGATTCTATTTTCTGCAGAACGATCTTAACCTGTGGTCTTGAGTCTATCGTCTCACCGGATACCACCTCACGGTAGATGTTTTTTTCCGGGATAGGAGAGCCAAAGTGAGTATTGGCATAGTCCTGAATCATTTCCTCATGTTTTTTTAAAACGTCCTCGACAGACATTTCGGGACTATCCGATCTGGATTTACGCAGATAGACAATAATTTCATCTACACTTAAGGATTCCATTGATTGAGTTAATTCGTACATAGTATCACTCCCTCATAAAAATATATGAAAAATGGGTATAAAAATAACAGCCAGCAAGGAACGTTTGTTCCGCTTGCGTTTGGCTGCTCCGAATGATACAATATGCTTGCTTAGGGCTTTCGTATCATTCGGAAGCGTGACCGTCCTGCTTTGGTAGAGTGGGGCGGTTTCAAAATGTTCTGTAAAAATAGCGTCTTAGTTTACCAGGCTGAGGGCGCTATTTTTATGTTAATTATTGACGGTGTTGGAAAAATCATTATACAGTTCCATGTTTATCTGAATCATCAAGCAACTTAGGAGAAGTAGCATTGAGGGGAGAAATTACACTTTTCCCCAATTGTGCTTCGAGTTCCTTCCGAGCATTTGCCGCAATTTTTCCGCCTGCCAAAGTGGCAGATTTAGCGCCTGTGTAGCCTTTAGGATTGGTTGCTTTGGAAATTTCTGTAGTAGAAATTTCTGCAAGTTGATTCAATACCAGTTCTGTATTGGTCATATTATCCCGTAAATTTTCATTTCGCAGACCTTTGAGTTTTTTATACTCACTCACTGTTTTGCCGGACCAGGAAGAAGTGAGGATATTGGTTAGAGCAGCATAGTCTCTTCCCGGAGTAACACCAGCACGTTTCCATTCATCCGTCATTTCTTTGCGAATCTCGATAGAGCGCATTCGTTGAGTTATCCATGCATCTGAATAACCCTTTGCCTGATAAGTAGCTACAGCGCGTTCCATTGCTTTTTCTGGATCAGCAATCTCCTCTAAGCGTTCAGCACCTACCTGTGCAAGCCATTGTTTGAATGGTTCAGCTTTTTTAGATGGAATGGACTGGATGATACGAAGTAATTGCTCTGTGTTAGCGCAATCGGTTTTGCGCATTTTACCATCTTGAGCGAGCATTTTCAAACCGTGACAATTTGTCACGGTTTCATTTCCTTCAGCAATTAAACGTTGCTTTAGCTTTCGCCAATACATAGCGGCGTCTTTTGTATCTGTCAAAAATTGGCATACATCCACAATTGAGAAATACCATTCTTCCTTTGTGGCATTCCATACTTTACGTATAGTGTCATCCATAATAAATTCTAAATCCTGTTCATCAAAATCATCTACATTATCAACTGGCACCTGAACAGTAGTGTCAGTATCTTCATCGTAGAAGAAGAAAAAGAAAAAGAAGACAATCACGTCCTTTCTAAAATATAAAAATCAAAGTGCAGCAGTTGCACCGGTGCAACTATAGTATATTTCTGTTTATTCATCATCTGGATCATCATCTAAGGAATAATCTGAACTGTAAACTTCATCAGAAGAAATAGATTGTCTGAATTCTTCTGCAATCATTGTTTTATTAAATTCCGCAGAAGGATCAATTTCCTCAACCAAAGTCTCTAATTCATCGATTGATATCTTGAAAAATTCTTTTCGAAGATTTACTTTATTTACTCGTCTATCGTTCAATATCTGATGCATTTTGTTTTCAAGTGAGACAGCATCATCAGAGAAGATAAAGCTATGTACATCAAATTTAAAAGGAACACTGGCACTTCCAAGTTCATTAATACGATCCTGTGGATCAAGGCGTCTTGTCATACCGATTTTGAATACATCTTCTCCAAACGATCCAAGATTACTGATTATATAAACAGTACCGGCTTTACCATTTTGTAAATTGGTAATTTCTTCTTTTTTAATAATTACTTGTCCCAATTGCTCTTGTAATTCAAGAATCCTTGCTTTTAATTTTTCTAAGTCTGATTGATCAGTGGTTTGAGCAATAGTTTCTTGGATTTTTGAAATTTCATTATTATATTTTTCTTCTTCTTTAGCAATTTTTTTACGTTCATTTTCCAGAGCTTTTCGTTCTTCAGCTTCTTGGCGCATTTGTTCACGTATAGCAAGCTGTTCCTGACGAGCCTGTTCTTTTTTTACATAATAGTTGTATTCAATTTTTACAGCATTTATAAAAAGATATTCAATTTCGCCAATGAATTTTGTTAAAGTACCGGCTATACTTTGGTTTCCTTCTCCTGCAATTTTTAGATATTTCGCCGAAATAGTTTTCACGTCATCGATGGATTTTTCAAGTTTTTCATATTTCAAATTATATAAAATATTTTGAATTTCAGCACGTAAAGCTATGACCATTAGATTGTAAATGGACTTATTTGCTTTAGTTGTATAACGTGAGGAGTACTGGTCGAGTAATTTAGATATTTGTTTTTCATTTTCTTTATATGCTTTTCTTAAGCTTTTCACATCCATACAATGTAATTTTAATGTGACAGAAGGTGAAATAAGTTCTAGATCATCAAAATCTTTGGTGGAAAGCTTACAATTGCTATATGGAATATCTAAATTAAAAAAATTATTAATTGCGTAATCAATACTTTTATATAGTTCTTTACATTTTGATACTTTTCGTTCCTGAGAAGCAACTGATTTTTGAAGTTTAGAATTTTTTTCTTCTAGTTCGGAAATTTCTTGCCTCAAATTGAAAATAATTGTGTTATTTGATGCAATATCCGAATTTGTTTTTTCTAAAGAGGTAGAAGCTTCATGTTCTAGTTCCTCAATTTTTTGTTTGGTTTCGTAGTATTCATTTACTCCTAGAGAATTTATTTTAGCTTGTAGAGTTGCATTATCAGATTTTAAACGCTCATTTTCCTCTTTTATTTGAGAAATTCGAAAGATATCAAGTAATCCCATAAAAACCTCCTAAATAA